CGTTGCCCCGGCGTCCAGGGCCTGCCGGGCCGTCAGGGACTTGCGCCTCCCGAACAGCTGAAGCCGGACGTCCAGATCGCAGGGATCCAGAGCCGTGAGCTGTTCGCGTGTGAGTTTGATGGTCATAACAGTGGTCTCCCGCTTTGATACGACCCACAGTACATCGTTTGACCGGGCGGTCAAGCCCCATCGATGCGCGCGGCCAGTTCGCTCGCCTCGCGCGCCGCCAGCGCCCGGGCGGACAGCACGTCAACGCCGAAGGTCGCCCAGAATAGCCGATGGGTTTCCCGGTCGGAATACCCCCGCGCCAGAGCGTCTGCACACCAGGCGGTCATGGCCGTTCGCAACCGTGACTGCGCGCCGTGGGCGGCTTCATGCCGGGCAATCGCCCCCGCGTAAGCTGGCCCCTCGATTCGCCGTGACGCCAGCCACCGGCCGTAATCGGGCGTGGGCATGTCGCGTTCGGCCACTTCGCCGCGTAGCAACGCCAGTACTTCCGGATCCAGCTCGGCCAGATCGCCTTCCACTTGCGCCGGCGACCCCCGTGACGTCGGCGGCGGCGCTGGCGTCTGGCAATACGGACAGACAGATCGTACGCGTTCGTACGGCTGAAAACAGGCGAGGCAGACGCGAAGCGGAATTCCGCCGCCCGAACTGCTGCGACGCTCACGGCGGTCTAATGACCAATCGCGCGGGCGGTCGGGTGGCCCGTGGCGAAGGAAATTCCCGACGTGATCGATGATCAGCGCGTGCGGCTTGCCCTCCATGGGGCGCAACACCCGCCCAAATTGCTGCATGTACGTCGCCAGACTCGCGGTCTTTCGGGCAAACGACGCGACCTCAATCGCGGGAAGATCGAACCCTTCGGAAATAATATCGACCACGACGAGCTGATGCAGTTCACGCGCGGCAAATTGCCGGAGCATGTGCCGCCGCATGCCCGGGTCCGTCTCGCCCGTAAGCAACGCGGCGCGAACACCGGCGGCGACATACGCCCGCGCGACGTCCGCTGCGGTTTCAGTGTCGGGGCAGAAGGTCACGCCCAGTTTGCCCGCGCCCCATCGCTGGTAGGACGCCACGACGTCCCCGACGATATGCGACGCCCTGGCCGCCGCGCGTAGTTTCGCGGTGCTCCAATCGCCCGACGCGCCGACGTCTTCGTCCAGTAGCTGCATGTCGGATTCCGGGCAGACGATCCGGTAATCCGTCAGGAACCCCTGTTCGATAAGCCACCGCATGGGCGGCCCCTGAACGAGTGCATCCGCCACGCCGTCCGCATGCCGGCCCAGGCCCTTGCCGTCAGCGCGCTGGGGCGTGGCGGTCGGTAGCAAACCCCGGACGGCCGGGGACGTGAACATGCCGATGGCGGATGACCATTTATTGCCGTTGACGACGTGGTGGCCCTCATCCGTGACCCAGAGCGTCACTTGCGCCGCCCAGGATTCCAGTCCCTTGGCGCGTATGAGCGTGTCGACGCTGGCCACGGCGCACCGCGCGCCGGGGTCGAACCAGGATCGCCCGAGCTGGGCGACGTGGTCGGCGGCGATTGCGCGGATTGTCGGCTGGGCGGCGATTAGCCGGTGCCGCACGCCGTTACGCGCCAGCGCGAGGGATAGCTGGCCAACGAGCTCTTGCCGGTGGGCGATCACGGCCGACGCGCCGGGGTGCCGCTGGACGATATCGGACAGGATCACGGTCTTACCGCCGCCGGTGTCCAGACGCATCAGGACGTTTCGCGCGCCTGCGGCCCATGCGTTTTCGACGTCCGTAACAAGCGTGTGCTGGTATGGGCGAAGCGTCATGGAACCCGGGTTCCGTGCAGGATTAGGTTAACGCGCTCCAAATAATCCGTTTCTTTTGAAGTGGGCATTCTTCCGCCCTTTTTCCTGTTGCACAGCTCGTGGGCCAAAAGGACGTTTCCTCGGGTTTTGCCGCCCAAATGCCTAGGGCGCACGTGTTCAAGTGTTGGGGGGCGGGTTGCAGAAAACATTTGCCCGCACAGGAAACATTTGTGGTCTTGCGCGAACAGCAACGCGCACTCCCTGGCGGTTTTCCGTGCGCGACGTTTTGCGGCCTTCGCCCGTTTCTGACGTAGGATAGCGAACGGGTTATCGGTTTCGTAAGACGAGGTCACGCCCGCCCAATCCTCTCTTGACGGGTCGGTCATAGGGGCCTAACGGTGGCGGCGTCAATCACAAACGGGAGACCAGCGGCATGGGCCTGCAAATTTCACTGGATACGGAAACGCTCACGCGCGGCGACGCCGTGACCCTCGCCAAGCTGCTGGAATCGGTTTCGCCCGGGGCGTTGCTGGAGGCGCTTGGCGAGGGTCACGGCGACGTGATTACGGTGGTGTCAGGCCCCGGCCCGATGGTGGTCGGCGATACGATCACGTTTCCCGCGCCCGATGCCCCGACCGGAGCTGTCCCGATCCCCCCGGCCCCGCCGTCTGGTGTCGACTCTGCGACGCCGCCCGCGACGGTTGCCGCGCCTGCGGTCGATAGTACGGGTCTGCCGTGGGACGTGCGAATTCACGCCGGCAACCGCGCCCAGAACGGGGACGGTACGTGGCGCAAGAAAAAAGCCGTTCATGAAGACACGGTGCGTCTGGTGGAAGCCGAGCTCCGCGCGAACCTGGCCGCCCCGCCTGCTATGCCTGCCGCACCGGAACCCGGCGAACCGGCCGCACCGCCGCCACCGCCTGCCCCCGTGCCAGCGGCCCCGACCCTGTCCGGCCCACAGCTTTTCGCTCGGTATATGGAACGCGCGACGGCCGCCCAGACCGCTGGACAGATTACCACCGCCGACGTGGCCGCGATTGCGACTGGGCTGGGGCTGGTAGGCACGGCGGGTCTGCTGACGCGGCCCGATCTTATCCCGCAAGCCGAGGCGGCGCTGGCCGCCCGGCTGGCCACGGTCTGACGTCATGGATTCGGCGGGAATCCTTCGGCCCTCCAGCGCGGAACGCTGGGCGCATTGCCCCGGCTCCCACGCCATGGAGGCGCTATACCCCCAGCCGGAAGGCGAGGAAGCCCGGCTGGGCACCGCGGCGCATTGGTACGTCACGGAGGCGGTGCAGGGTCGGTTTCACCCGGTCGGCGCGCTTGCCCCCAACGGCGTACCAATCGACCTGGAAATGGTCGAGTGCGGCGAATCGTTTATCGATTACGCGGCGAATTTGGGCGGCGCGCATTGGGTCGAGCGGCATCTCACGATGGAACGGACGGTTCACGTTCAGTGCATGGGCACGCCCGATCTCGTCAGTATCGACTGGGGCGCACACCGCATTGACGTGGTCGATTACAAGTATGGCCACCGCTACGTACCGCCGACTACGCCGCAGCTCCTCGCTTACGTCGGCGGCGTGTTCGAAGCGGACCACCTTGATCGCGATGTGACGAAGGGGTGGCAGATCACGCGCACGATCGTGCAGCCGCGTAACTACCAGGACCGCACGCCCGTGCGATCGTATTCGTCGCTTGGGTGGCAGGTATGGGACGAGCTGGACGTTCTGGCCGACGCGGCGCATGCCGCCGCCCAGCCCGGCGCGGCGACTGTTACTGGCGACCACTGCCGTGACTGTTCGGCGCGTCACGCATGCCCGGCGGCCCAGGCGGTCGGCGCGCATGTGCTGGATATCGCCGGGCAGTCCGTCCCCCACGAGCTGGACGATCACGCGCTGGGCCTACAGCTCGCGTTGATTGACCGGGCGGGTACGCGCCTTGCCGCGTTGCGTACGGGTCTGGAGGCGGAAGCCATGGGCCGGATCCGCGCCGGCCGCCGCGTCCAAGGCTGGACATGGGAACAGGGCGAAGGCCGCGAAGCGTGGACGTTGCCGCCGGACCAGGTTGTGGCGCTGGGCGAAACGATGGGCGTCCCGCTCGGGAAGCCCGCGACACTGACACCCGGACAGGCCCGCAAGGCCGGTCTCGACCCCGAGCTGGTGGCGGCGTTGTCTCGCCGGCCGCCGGGCGCGGTGAAGCTGATACGATCCGATACCCCGCTGACGTTCACGGCGTTCGCGCCACCCACACCCACGGAGACCACCACATGACCGCATTTCTCACCCCTACCGGCCGCCTTGTGTTCGGCGATCCGTTCAAGCCGGAACCGATCATTGACGACACGACGAAACGCCAGAAAATCGGGCCGGACGGCCAGGGCCTAGTGGAATACATCGTCGGCGTCGCGTTTCCGAAAACCGACGCGGCAACGCAGGCGATGCTTGCGGAATTTCGCGCGGCGGATCGCGCCGCGTGGCCGCAGTTTTTCGGCGCGGACGGCAACCTGCTGCCCGGCGTGACGTTCGCCGACAAGATCACGGACGGCGACGGCTACAACAAAAAAGGACAGCACTACGCCGCGCGCGACGGCTGGGCTGGCCACTGGATTGTTCGGTTTGTGTCGCGGTTCGCCCCGACGTGCGCCGTGTGGGATGGGTCGAAATGGGTGCAGACCCTGGACCCTGCCACGATCAAGCCCGGGTATTACGTGAAGGTGCAGGGCACGACGGTGAGTAACCAGAGCACCCAGTCGCCGGGCATGTACCGCAATCTGAATCAGGTCGCTTTGCAGGGATACGGCCCGGAAATCGTCCGCGGCACGGATCCAAACGAGACGTTCGGCGCGGGTCCGTCGCTGCCGCCGGGGGCGTCTGCTACGCCGGTCGGCCCGGCCGCCGCGCCGCCGTCTGTTGCGGTCGCCCCGCCGGCCGCTCCCGCACCGGTGGCCCCGCCGCCAGCGCCGGCCGCTCCCGCACCGGTGGCCCCCGCCGTGCCCGAGCGCGTCATGACCGCCAAGGCCGCCGGCCAGACGTACGCCGGGTTTGTGGCCGCTGGCTGGACGGACGCCCAGATGATCGCGGAAGGCTATTTGCTGCCGTGACGAATAGGGGCTTGACCGATTGGTCATACCCCCGTATGCATAGTGCGTCGCCCTCGGGAAATGGGTTTCGGGGGCGACGGGAAATTACGCCGATGGTCATGAGCCGTTGCGCCGACTGCCACATCTCTTTGGACGAAGAAGACGCGAACGTCGAAGCTTTTGAAGCGACGGGAAATCTGCTTTGCCCGGATTGTTGGGACGCGCTTTGCGAAATGGACGATCCGGGCGAACACTCGACTTATCACGTTCGCAACGGGAGTGTCGTGGGATGACCGTCGACCACCTCGCCCAGCTCCGCGCCATGCTTGAGTTCGAGCGGTCTCTGGTGGATCGTCTCGGGCCGCCCGGCTGCACAGCTCGCGCAACCGCTGCGGCAAATGTGGCGGCGCTGGAGTGGGTGCTGCAGCCGTTGGTCTGGCGTTTGTCGGACGACACGGGGACGCCGACAGCCCCCCGTGACTAACCACGCCACGATCGATTTCGAGACGTACAGCGAGGCCGGGGCGGTGTGGGACCCCGTAACATCGCGTTGGCAACCGCCGCCCGGCGCACGCAAGCGCGGTCTGCCCGGCGTGGGCGCTGCCGCCTACGCCGAACACCCCAGCACGGACGTCCTGTGCGTCTCGTACCGCTTGCCCGGCCAGCCCGTCACCCGGTGGCGGCCCGGCGACCCGCCCCCAACCGCCCTGTTCGATTACCTGGCCGCCGGGGGCGTGATCGAATCGCACAACGCGATGTTCGAACGGCTGATATGGGAAAACGTCCTGACGCCCCGTTACGGCTGGCCAACGCTCCCGGCGTATCAGCAACGGTGCAGCATGGCGACGGCGCGGGTCAACACGCTGCCCGGCGCGCTGAGCGACCTGTCCGCCGTGCTTCGTCTGCCGACGCCGAAAGACGCGGACGGCAAGCGGCTCCTCGATAAATTCTCACAACCGCGGAACCCGACCGCGAAAGACCCGCGCACGCGCATTACGCCCGAGGACGATCCCGAGGATTTCGCCCGACTTATGGCGTATTGCGACACGGACGTGATGGCCGAGGAGCAAGCCAGCGCCCGCATGACGCCCATGTCGGCGGACGAGCTCACATTCTGGTGGGTCGACCAGGAAATCAATCATCGCGGTATGGGCGTGGACCGCGCCGGCATTCGTGACTGTATCGCCGTGCTGGACGAGGCATTGGCGCGGTACGGGGACGAGTGCCGGACAATCACGGGGTTCGATCCGACCCAGCTTGCGGCGCTGGGCGGGTGGCTGGCGGTTCGGGGCGTTCACATGCCCAGCATGGACGCGGACGCCGTAGAGGCCGCACTGGAGCGCCCCACGCTACCCGCTGACGCCCGCCGGGTGCTGGAGCTTCGCCAGCTTATCGGATCCGCGTCGGTGAAAAAACTGTACGCTATGGAAAACCAGGCTTGCCGTGACGATCGGTTGCGGAACCTGCTGACGCATCACGGCGCGCGGACGGGGCGGCCGACCGGCGAAGGTCCGCAGCCGCTGAATCTGCCCAAGGCAGGCCCCCAGCTTGCCACATGCGCGGGCTGTAGTCGCCCGTTTCGACCCGCGCACACGTCGTGCCCTTGGTGTGGCGCGGCTGATCGCGCGCCGGGGTCGCCGCGCTGGCGAGTGGACATGGTCGACCACGTTCTGGCCGTGATGGCGTATCGGTCGCTGCCGCTGGTGGAATGGTATTTCGGGGACGCGTTGCTGTGCATTTCGGGGTGCATCCGCGGGCTGTTTGTGGCGCGCGACGGGTACACGCTCATGGCGTCCGATTACAGCGCCATCGAAGCCGTCGTGATTGCCATGCTTGCCGGGGAGCAATGGCGGATCGATGCGTTTACGCGCGGGGATCCGATTTATCTGGTGAGCGCCAGTAAGATCACGGGGGTGCCGGTCGCTGAGTATCTCGCGCACGCGTCCACGACGGGCGAGCATCACCCTGACCGGCAGTGTATTGGCAAGGTGGCCGAACTCGGTCTGGGATTCGGCGGCTGGGTCAACGCGTGGCTGGCGTTTGACAGCTCGGGCCGGTTTACGGATGACGAAATCAAACGGCTGATTCTCGCCTGGCGCGACGCGTCGCCCGCGATCGTGGAATTCTGGGGCGGCCAGCATCGGGGGCGGCCGTGGGATCGCGACCGCCGGGCCGAGCTGTACGGCGTGGAAGGTCACGCGGTGTTGGCGTTGTTGAACCCGGGCACGACGTTTCGATATCAGGGCATGTTGTTTTTTACCCGCGACCACCCGTCCGGCTCGCGTGCGCTGATCATTCGGCTTCTGTCCGGGCGCGAGCTGACTTACCACGACGCGGCGTTGTCGCCGTCCGCCCGCGACCCGAGCGAGTACGCGATTACCTATTGGACGTGGAACAGCAATCCGAAGTACGGGCGCATGGGATGGGTAGCCATGTCGACGTTCGGCGGCCGGCTGGTGGAAAACATCGTCCAGGCCACCGCGCACGACATTATGCGCCACGGGGTGCTGGGGCTGCGCGCGGCCGGCTACCCGACGATCCTTCACGTGTATGACGAAATTCTTGTGGAAGTGCCGGAAGGGACCGGCTGCGTGGAGGAGCTGGAGCGAATTATGGCCACCATGCCGGACTGGGCCGCGGGCTGGCCGATTCGGGCGGATGGCGGCTGGTCGGGCAAACGCTACCGGAAGGCTTGACCGCCCGGTCAAACGATGTACTGTGAGTCGCATCAAAGCGGGAGACCACTGTTATGACCATCACACTCACACGCGAACATCTCACGGCTCTGGATCCCTGCGATCTGGACGTCCGGCTTCAGCTGTTCGGGAGGCGCAAGTCCCTGACGGCCCGGCAGGCCCTGGACGCCGGGGCAACGGTCGCAGACCTGCTCTGGGTCCTCGGGAAGCTGGGCCGGAAACGGGAATGCGTCCTGTTCGCTCTGGGATGCGCCCGAGCGGTGGCGCATCTGAACACTGACCCTCGCGTTCAGGGCGCTCTGGACGCGACACAGGCGTGGCTGGACGATCCGAGTGAGGCGAATCGTTTGGCCGCCGCCGCCGCCGCCGCCCGTGCCGCCGCCCGTGCCGCCGATGCCGCCTATGCCGCCGCCGATGCCGCCCGTGCCGCCGCCTATGCCGCCGCCGATGCCGCCCGTACCGCCGCCGCCGCCGCCGCCGCCGATGCCGCCGCCGATGCCCGTGCCGCCGCCGATGCCGCCGCCTGGGCCGCCGTCTATGCCGCCCGTACCGCCGCCTATGCCGCCGCCGATGCCCGTGCCGCCGCCGATGCCGCCCAACGTGAATTGTTTTTGCAGATTGTGGAGGCCGCGTGACCCGGCGCGAAACAAAAGCCCAAGCGACGCGTGCGCATATTCTGGACACGGCGCGAGCGATGTTCGACGCCCATCCGTACGCCGACGTCACCGCTCGGGAGCTTGCTCGCGCGGCTGGCCTGTCGACCGGGGCGATCTTTAGGTATTGGGCCGACAAGGACACGCTGTACCGGGAAGCGGTCGGCCATTTCCCGATTACGCCGGAAACGGGTCGGACGCTGTTGGCGCTGGCGACGGCCGGCGGTCTGGGCGACGAAGCGCGGCGACTGATCGATGACGCGGGCTGACGTTCGCACCCAGCGGCTGTTGGTCGCTGATCGGCCGTCGCGTCGCGCCCCGCGTGACGGCCCGAACTGTCCGCGATGCGATACGCCGGCGTCGGGGCTTTCTGGTCGCTGGTGGTGTGGCGAATGCAGCGCCCCGATCCGGGGGTCTTGACGTGACGTCGCTTGCGGGGGCACAACGCGAGACGTGATCGAAGCGGAGCCTCAGATGACGCCAGCTCAACTAATCGAAGTGGAAGCGCGGGTTCGCCACAAATTCCACCGCTTGGAGCGCGTGCTGGCGGCGCTTCGAAGCGAACTTGAAGTGTTCGCCGATGATCTGGCCGAATCGCAGGGCATTCCGGCAAACGACCGTTCTGGTGGCGACGACAAGCCCGCGCCGGGACGCCCGTAATCGTGGGCGTGGTCGGGGTCACCTTTTCGGTCTGCACCTTGGCGACTTTCGGGCTGGCCATGCTCGCCGGCCGCCTCACAGAACGCGCGCTAGAGGTCTATTACGCAGCGTCCGTTGTCGTCGTTTTCGCCGGTTTTTCGCGGGCCGTTAGCGTTTTTCTGGACCCGCCCTGGTCCATGTCGTTTTACCCATTGCAGGACGCGCTCTGCGCCGCCCTTTGTTTCGGGGCGTACCGCGCCAAACGGGAATGGTGGAAAGCCGCGCTTGGCCTGTGTTTTGTCGCCCAGTGTGCGATCCATGCGTGGTTTTGGTCACGCGGCGACGGTAGCATTCCCGCGCTTCGTCAGTATATCTTCGCCAATAACGTGTTTTACGCCGCGGAACTCGCGGTGTTGTTCGTTGCTGGGGGCGGTCATGTGGCTCGTGTGTACCGTGATCGCTGGCGGCTGTTTCGTCGTGGCGCTGCTGATCGCCTGGCGCACCGTTGGGGCTACCGATGAGTCCGGAGACGATTCACGCCCTGTTGACTGAGGCCCGTGAGGACATAAAAACGCTGGGCGACCGCGTTGCGGCGCTCGAACGCTCGATTTGGTGGCTGTTTGGCGCGGGGGCGGGAATCGGCATGCTGTCGCTGGCCGTAGCGTCCGGAACGTTGCGTGGGGTGGTCGGCCATGGGTAAGCTTGTCCAGGATTGGCTTACCGGTCTGGACGGCGAGACGTGGGCGCTGGGCCGGGCGCTGGGCGTGCTGATCACGCTCGTATGCCTGTTGCTGGCCATCGGCGTGACCGTCACGGTGGCGATCACGCGCCAACCGACTGCGCCGGAATGGGGCGCGTATCTTACGGGTCTGGGCGCGTTCATCGTCGCGGTCGCCGGCGCGGCGTGGGCGATGATTCGTGGAACCAACGCGACGGAGCCGCCGGGTCTGGTGGCCCTTGGAGACGGCAAGCCATGACCTGGAAATACGACCAATCGAGCGGCGTCCTCACGCACGACGGTGCGCATGTCGCTACCGGCTACAGCGGACGGGAGTGGGGGAAAAACAACCCTGCCGCCCAGGACGCGCGTGGCATTGGGCCGATCCCGGCCGGCCGCTGGCGAATTACGGAACGGTATGACTCGCGAAACGTCGGGCCGGCCGCGCTGAAATTGGAAGCGGTTGATGGCGTCGCTGACGATACGCACGCGGGCACGGGCCGTTCGGCGTTTCGGATCCACGGGGATTCGATCCGTTCACCCGGCACCGCGTCGCATGGGTGCATCATTCTGCCCCGGGCCATCCGTGATCGCATTTGGGCGTCCGGCGACCGCGATCTGGTCGTGGTGGCGTAATGCCGCGCCCGTGGTTTATCGGAGCGATTGTGGCGTTGGCGCTCGGACTGGCTGTGACGGCGGGTCACGCCCAGCGGCTGGGGCGCGATCTGGCGGTGCGCACCGCCGAACGCGACGCAGCCCGTACCGCCGTGACCGTTAGCGAGAAAGCGCGCACGCGTGACGCGGCGGCGGCGGTTGCGAGCTATGACAGTCTCCAGACGACATGCGCCGCCGGCTTAGCCGCTGCGGTAACGAGAGGGCGAACCATTGAACGCGTCACGACGGCTCCCGCGCGCCCTGGTGGTTTGCGCGGCATCATTGGCGCTCGCGAGCTGCGCGACGTGGTGGGGGAAGCCTCTCCCGCCAGTGACGCCCGCCCCAAGTAAACCGCCGCCCAGCGTGTGCGCGGAACTGCCCGCTCGGCCACGCGTTCCGGATGCGGCAGGCATCCCCGCGCCGGTAACGGCCGACGAACGCGCGGCCACGGCGGCGTATCTGACGTGGCTGGGCGAGCTGGCCGATTGGGGGCAGTCGCTGGCCGACCGCTTGACGGACGCGCGGAAAGCGTGTTGACGGGTCGGTCACGGCGGCGCTAGGGTGCGGGCCATCACAAGGCGGGACCGACCCCATGACATGCGAGTATTGCACCGGCACGCACTACCTGTCCGACCTCCCCGATCTGGGCGCGTGCGTGTGCTGCACCCCCGAGGCGCTCCAGTGCGCGGAAGCGACCCTGGCAAAGCGCGACGCGACGATCAAGGCCATGAGCGAACCGAAAACGCTCCCGGAAATGCTGGACGAACTGGAGGGCGTCGTGTCGGACGTGCGTGAGCGCCTAGCCGAGCTGGAGCGTGAAGCCGAGGAGCGCGAAGCGGCGTGGGAGCCGGTGGCGGACGTCGCGCCGGCGCTGGCGAATTATCTCGTGTCGATCAACATGGACGCCGCGCCGGTGACGCTTCCGCCCGGGCCGCTGGCCGACCTGGTCGCAGCCGTGAGGGCCTGCGAATGAACCGGGCCGCGACGGACGTGATCATTCGTACGGTTGAACGCCAACCGGGCAACGCAGTGCGCGTGTTCGCGGGAATGTGCCCGAAATGCGGCCCGGACAAACCGATTCGGGCGCGCGGCGCGTGCGGTTATTCGTGGACGTATCCGCCACCCCCGTGACCTTCGATTGGAAAAATCCCGATTACGTGCCGGTGCTGGCCGAGCGCATCCGCCGGCTCCAGTGGATTCGCGAGGACCCGGCCGCGCGCCTGCCCCCGCTTAAAGCGTTCTATCGCCAGCACCCGGCCGACTTCATAAACGACTGGGGCGTGACTTTCGATCCGCGTAATGCCGATATCGGCCTTCCGTCGACCATCCCGTTCATGTTGTTTCCGCGACAACGCGAATGGATTGATTGGGTGTTGGAGCACTGGCGCGGCCGTTCGCCTGGGCTCACGGAGAAATCACGCGACTGCGGTATTTCGTGGCTAGCGGTGGCGACGGCCAGCACGCTTTGTCTGTTCAACGAAGGGGTATCTATCGGGTTCGGGTCGCGCAAAGAGGAATACGTCGACAAGCTGGACAGCCCGAAGTCGCTGTTTTTCAAGGCGCGCATGTTCCTGAAAAACCTTCCGCCGGAATTCCTGAACGGGTGGGACGTGAAGACTGACGCTCCGCACATGCGGATCAAATTCCCGGCGACGAATTCGCATATCACCGGCGAGGCAGGCGACGGCATCGGGCGGGGCGACCGGGCGTCCATCTATTTCGTTGACGAGGCGGCGTTCCTGGAGCGCCCGCAGCTCGTGGAGGCGTCGCTATCGCAGACGACGAACTGCCGTATCGATGTGTCGTCGGTCAACGGCCGAGGCAACCCATTCGAGATCAAGCGGCACTCGGGAAAAATCGACGTGTTTGTGTTCGATTGGCGCGACGACCCCCGGAAAGACGACGCCTGGTACGCGAAGCAGGAAGCCGAGCTGGACCCCGTGACGCTCGCCCAGGAGGTGAACCGCGACTATAGCGCCAGCGCGGAAGGCGTGCTGATACCCAGCGCGTGGGTTCAATCGGCGGTCGACGCATGCCGCAAGCTGGGTATCGCGCCCACGGGCGGCCATGTGGGCGGTTTCGACGTCGCCGATGAAGGCCGGGATAACCTCGCCCTAGCCGCCCGTCACGGCCCGCGGCTGCACTATCTGGAGGAATGGCGCGGAATCGGGGATGACATATTTGGTTCGGTGCAGCGGGTGTTTAGTGCGTGCGACGCGCTTTCGCTCCCGGGCTTTCTGTATGATGCGGACGGCCTTGGCGCGGGTGTTCGGGGTGACGCGCGGGTGATCAACGCCTTGCGTGCCGAGGCCGGCCAACGTCAAATCGACGTCCGGCCGTTCCGGGGAAGCGAAGCGGTCTATAACCCGGACGGGAGCGATGAGCCCGGGCGGAAAAACGCCGATTTCTTTTCGAATAAGAAAGCGCAAGCCTGGTGGGGGCTACGGAAGCGGTTCCTCGCGACCCACCGCGCCGTGACCGCCAGCGCGCCCTACAATCCGGACGACATTATCGACCTTTCGCCGGATCTGGCCTGCCTCACGAAATTGTCGGGCGAACTGTCGCAGCCGACGTATTCGCTGAATCTGGCCGGCAAAATCGTGGTGGACAAGGCCCCGGACGGCAGCAAGTCGCCGAACCTAGCGGATGCGGTCATGATCGCATACAGTCAGACCTCGCGCGAACCCATGCGCATCAATCTCGGGGCCCTGGCAAAGATATGAAACCGCCCGCTCGTCGTCGCCCGATGAAGATTTCTGATCGCGCACGCGGGCAAATGCTCGCCCCCGTGACCGAACAGGTCGGCGGTCGCACGCCGTTTACGCCGGCCGAACCGCCGCCGGGCGTTACCGGGCTTGCGCCGGCCATGGCGATGGACGATGCGGCCGTGTACGGCTGGGCTATGAACGGCCCGTACGCAGGCATCAGTGAGGGGCTGTTTTTCCCGGGGTATCCGTACCTGGCCGAACTGACGCAGCGGCCCGAATACCGCCGCATCAGCGAAATTCTGGCGAAAGACATGACGCGCCGGTGGGTCACAGTCACGGCGACGGGTGACGAGAAAACCGACCGGGTCGCCCGGCTTACGGAAGCCATGCGGAAATTCTCCGTTCAGGAGCTGTTTCGCAAGGTCGCCGAACTCGACGGGTTTTTTGGGCGCGGCCACCTCTACGTCGACACCGGGAAAACGGACGACCCGGAAGAACTGAAAACGCCGCTGTTTCTGGATAAGCGCAAGGTCAAGGCCGGGTCGCTCGTGGGGTTCCGCACCGTTGAACCGCTCTGGACGTACCCAGACCAATACGACGCAAACGACCCGCTGCACCCCGACTTTTACAAACCGCGCTCGTGGCTGGTCATGGGTAAGTCGGTTCACCGTTCGCGACTGCTGACGTTCGTGTCGCGGCCTCTGCCGGACATTCTGAAACCGGCGTACTCGTTCGGCGGCCTGTCCATGTCGCAGCTCGCAAAACCGTACGTCGACAACTGGATTCGCACGCGTCAGTCCGTAAGCGATCTGGTAAGCAACTACTCGAAAGACGTCATCAAAACGAATCTCGGCACGGTGCTGAACGAAGGCGGCGCAGAGGCGTTGATCGCCCGTGCCGAACTGTTCACGCGGACCCGCGATAACCGCGGCGTTTCCATGGTCGACATGGAGACCGAGGAATTCGTGAACGTGTCGACGCCGCTGTCCAGCCTGGATAAACTCCAAGCCCAGTCGCAAGAGCAAATGGCCAGCGTCGCCGGTATCCCCCTGGTAGTGTTGCTGGGCATCACGCCGTCCGGGCTGAACGCGTCCAGCGATGGCGAAATCAAAACGTATTACGCTTGGATTGCGTCGCAACAGGAAGCCCTGTTCAGCGCGCCGTTGAAATACGTCATGGACCTGATTCAGCTCAACGAATTTGGCGACATTGACGACACGATCGTGGCGAACTGGAATTCGCTTTGGGAAGACGACGACTCGACCACGGCGACCATCCGGAAGACAAACGCCGACACGGATATGGTGTACGTAGACGGCGGGGTGTTGTCGGCCGAGGAAGTCCGCGCGCGACTGGCCGCCGACCGTGAGGGCCCATACCACGGCCTAGACGTGTCGGACGTCCCCGAGCCGCCCGCCGATCTGACTGACGAGCCGGGCGCCGATCTGACTGACGAGCCGGGCGATGGCTTCGAAACCTAAGACCCTCCCCGCCGCCCGCCCAAACGTCGGGATTCGCACCGCCTACCAGAAGCGGCTCGAAACGGCCGTGGATGACATGACGCGTTCCGTCATCTATTGGCTGCGGGCCAATTACCGCGCCAATCCGCCCGAGCTCGCCCAGGACTTAGGGGGCGTCCTCAGTATGGACGCCAGCCCCGCGCGCGAAATGGAACGGGCCATGCGGCTACTGGCGCGGCGCTGGAATCGCAATTTCGACAAACTCGCCGTGATCATGGCCGAGCACTTCGCCAAGGCGGTCGCGGATCGATCCGACCGGGCGCTGATGGCGGCGCTCCGCAAGTACGGGTTCACCGTGCGGTTCCGGATGACCGCGACGCAGAACGACGTGTTGCAGGCGACCATCGCGGAGAATGTGCAGCTCATTCGGTCGATACCGTCGCAGTATTTCACGCAGGTGCAGGGCGACGTGATGCGGGCGATTCAGTCCGGCCGCGACCTGGCGACGCTCACGGACACGCTAGAGCGGCGCACGGGGATCACGCGGCGGCGGGCGGCGTTCATCGCACGCGACCAGACGAACAAGGCGACGGCGGCGCTTACGCGCGTGCGTCAGCAAGAGGTCGGCGTGACGAAGGCTGTTTGGCTGCATTCGGGGGGCGGAAAAGAGCCGCGACCCGAGCATGTGGCGTTTAGCGGCCAGACCTATGACGTCGCCAAGGGCGCGTTTCTTGAAGGTAAATGGACGTGGCCGGGGGTCGAACCGAACTGCCGATGCGTGAGCAAAGCCGTCGTGCCCGGGTTCGATTCGTGAGGCGTGCTCGGGTTTGACGCCTAGGGCCGCCCGTGGCAATGTGCCGGCTACTGTTTTCGGAGCCCGTCGCCCATGTCCGCCGTCATGCCGCCTGTGGTCGACGAAGCGGGCAATATCGATCTGCACGGCCGGTCCTCGCTGTACATCCCCGTGAAGTTTCGCGAGGGCGGCGTGTTTCAGGACATTTCGACATGGGCGCTGTTTTTCGAAGTGAGCGGCCAGTTTCGCGTCGCGCTTGCGGCCGGCCCGGACGTCTACACCCGTCTGATTCGCGTGACCTGGACGAACACGGAAGACGTCGTGCCGTGGACGCGCGCCAATTTCGCGCTGGTGAATGAGACGCCGACGTACCCAGTCGTGCCGTGGTCCGGCGTAATCCAAGGCTATGGCTACCGTACCGCCCCCGCCGGCCCGGCATACGTTCCGGGTAGCGGACCCCAGCCCCCCAGCGTTTTTGTGGTAGTCGACGAATGACCGTGATCATTAACGGCCCGACCGGGCCGGCCGGACCCGCCGGGGCGACAGGCGCAACCGGGCCGACGGGCCCGACGGGTCCGACGGGGGCGACGGGGGCGACCGGGGCGCAAGGTATCCAGGGGATCCAGGGGCCGATAGGCCCGATTGGGCCGCAGGGTCCGCCCGGGCCCATAGCGACCGGGTTCGACCCGGGCACGGCAGCTGCGCCGGGCTGGGCCGTCATAGGCGACACCGACACGGGCTTCTGGTCGCCTGCCGCCAATATGCTCGCGGCGTCGACCGGTGGTGTGGAACGGTGGCGAACCGACAATCTCGGGAACACCGGCTTCGGCGTGACCACCCCGAGCGCCGTCTACCGGATGCACATCCGCACGCCCTACGGCGCGACGGGGGGCGCGCTGCTGATCGATAACGAAGACGATCAAGATCTTCGGTATTCGATTACGATCAAAGCCGGGCTGACGGCCCAGCATCGGCGGTACATCTACTTCCGCGAGTACAACCAAGACGCCGGTTGGCTCATGGGCTCCAACGCGGCGAATGATTTCATCCTGTTCGCAGAGGGCGGGCACCGGTTCATCGGTGGTGCTGGGATCAACGGCGACACGCAAATCAACGCCGCCGGTACGGGCATGGTCAAGATCAACGTCGGCGGGTCTGTTGGCGGCGGCACGGGTGGCTTCACCCTTTACTCGGGGGACATTAACCAGACGCGTTGGCTATCGTCGGACAGCGCGGGTACGGTCTCATACGAAGGGTTTCCGTTTCGGGCGCGAAGCCCGAACAACGCCGATTACATTGAAATGAGGTGCGAGAACGGCCTCGCGCGAATCGTATCCGACACCAAGGTCACCATGCAGAGTGACTTGACCGACACGCTGACGATGAGCAGCGGGAACGTCGGCATCGGGACTACCTCGCCCGCCGTAAAGCTCGACGTTGTGGGTCAGGTGGGCATCGGAGTCGCAGGCGCTCATGGCACCGATTACGGCATCACAATTCGCAACGGCACTTTCACGGGCTCGGACGGCTACATTTCGTTCGTAAATGGCCCCGGTGCTACTGAGTTTGCGCGCCTCAACGTCAATCAAGATGGGACGCTGAGGATCAACGGCGTCCTGCTGGAACTCGGTACCGGCGGAACAGTGCGGCGCAGCATCAACGCCAGCGGCCACACCCTCGCGACTGTCGACAACACCTACGATGAGGGCCTCTTGGGTGCTTCGCGCATCCGCAGTTACTATGCCGGCACGTCGTTCATCGCGCCTCTCGGAGCGGTCGGAACGCCGGGCTTCACCTTTAGCGGCGACAGCGACACCGGCCTCTGGTCGCCTGCCGCGAACACATGGGCGTTGGGGGCCGGTGGTGTTGAGACCATCCGGGGCGTGTCGGGTCTTGTCAGCGTCACCGGCGCTTTGGCGACCACGACCACGATCACGGCGGGCACGTCGATCACGGCGGGTACGTCGATCACAGCCACCACGACGTTCATCGCCCCGTTGGGCGCGGTCGGTACGCCGGGCATCAGCTTCTCTGGTGACTCCAACACGGGCTTCTGGTCGCCCGCCGCCGACACATGGGCGTTGTCGGCCGGCGGTGTTGAAGTCATTCGCGGCGTGTCGGGGACAACGACGGTCACGGGCGCTCTGGGGATCACCGGGCAGGCCACCATCGGCATCGCGGGCGCGCACAGCGCCGATTACGGCCTGACGATCAACAACGGCACTTTCACAGGCTCGGACGGCTACATTTCGTTTAAAAATGGACCCGGCGCGACCGAGCTTGCGCGCATCAACATGAACCAGGACGGCTTGATGCGAATTCACGCCTCTAGCCTGGTGTTCGCGCCCGGCGCGTCCATCACGCTCCCGACAAATGGCGATCTGGCGCTCGAATTTACGAACAACACGACCGTAACGCTCAAGGCCCGCGGATCTGATGGAACCACGCGCACGCAAGCGTTCACTGTCAGCTAGCACAAGGAAAAGCCGAATGGCCGAAGGAAAATTTGATCTTACCGCCCCGCTGATCGGTCGCGAAGGCGCTCCGATCAAGCGCACGGCTGACACGAATTTCACCCTCCGTGACGTGATCCTGGACGCAATCGACGGCCGGGCGGAAACGGACGGGAAGCCGGGCGCAAGTCAGGCGTTCATGGCGTTGACGCGGCTGTATTGCCGGGTCGCCGTCGCTGAAACGGAAATCGAAATGACCGCCGAACAGGTTACGCTGGCCTGCGACCGAGTCGCGCTGATCTTCGGCCCGGGGCAGCTCCATTCGGCCGTTCTGCGGCTGATCAATCCCGCCGCGCTTACCCAAGCGTAGCGGCTGCGCTTCCGTATCGGGGCTATCGTGTGGTAGCCTCGCCGTAACACAATTTTCAGCGGGGCGTTGCGCCATGGATTTCGACCCGATCGCCAATAGCGGCGTCGCCATCATGCGGCGCAACGCCTCCACGAACGCCCTGGAATTCATCGGCGTTACTCCCGGCGCAGCCCTCCCCGTGACCACGGCCGCCGGCGGCGTCGTGACCACCGGGGGCGTCATGGCGAACCCGGCCGGGAGCACGACGCTACCGAACAGCGTGACAACCTACGCCGTGGGCGATCTGGTGGCGAACAGCGCCACGGCGGGCAGTGTCGTTCCGATCTCCATTTCGGCGTCGCGGATTGCGGCGGGTAGCTTCATGCTCCGTCGCGCGAAGCTGGCGAAATCCGGCTCGGTCCTGACGAACGCCAGCTTCCGAATTCACCTTTGGACGGCGTCGCCCACCGTGACAAATGGCGACGACGGCGCGTTTCTGCCGTCCGGCGTGGCGGATTACCGCGGCGCGTTTGACGTCACGATCGACCGGGCGTTTTCGGATGGCGCGGCTGGTTTCGGCCTGCCCGTCGTCGGTTTCGACATGAACACGAAGCTGGCGTCGGGCTCGGCCGTGTTTGTGCTTCTGGAGGCCCGAGCGGCATACACTCGCGTCGCCGCCGAAGTGTTCACCGTTTCGTTTGACGATCTCCAGGATTAACCGCGCATGCCGTCGCCCATGCACGCGGCAATCCTGAGCGGCGGAATGCGCCGGCCGTACGTGGACGCGTGGTTCGCGGCAAATCGGTTCCTGCTGAACGGCATCAGCTATTCGGCGATTACGGCCGTGCCCGGGTTTACGTTCACGCGGGCGTCGACTGCCGCGTTTTTCGGGTCGGACGGCCTGCTGCAAACGGCGTCATCCGGCGTCCCGCGTTTGACGCACGACCCGGCGACCCGCGCGCCGCTCGGGCTGCTGATCGAAGAATCGCGGGAAAATCGCTGTCTGTGGAACCGCGATCTGACAAACGCGGTGTGGGTTCCTGTGTTGATGACGGCCGCCCTTACGGAAACGGGCATTGACGGGGTGGCCAACAGCGCGAGCCGCATCACCGCCACGGGCACGGCGGCAGTGATTTTGCAGACTGCGACCTTGGCGAGCTCGACGCGTCAACAGTCGGCGTGGGTCAAGCGCGTGACCGGATCGGGCGTGGTCGAAATGACCACAAACGGCACGACCTGGGTGGCCGTGACCGTGACGGCAGACTGGACTCGCGTAACGATTCCGGCCGTTGCCGCCGTCGTCAATCCCGTGTTCGGTTTTCGGATCATGACGAGCGGTGACGCCATCGCCGTCGATTTCGTTCAAAACGAGACGGGCACGGGGGCTTCGAGTGAGATTGCGACCACCACCACGGCGGTGACGCGCGCGGCGGATGACGCGACGATCACGGGGCTGATCGTTCCGGATGGCTGCACGGTCGCGTATGAAGGCCGCGTGCCCGCGTTCGTCTCGACGGACGCGCGTTTGAGTTTGTCCGATGGCGGGACTACCAACCGCATGTCGGCGGTCAACACGTCGGGGAATCTGAATTCGCTGGTAGTCGCCGGCGGTACGGGAACGACTATACTTTCTGTTGCGGGGACGCCAAGCGCGCCGTTCAAGATGGCAATAAATTCGGGCGGCGGCCGATATTCGGCGTCGATTAACGGGTCTGCCGCGACCTCGGGGGCGGGCCCCGTGAACAACACGCTTACGCAGTTTGATCTCGGCAAAAATAGCGGTGCCTCGATTCGCTACTGGAATAGCCCGATCGCGCGCGTTAGGGCGTGGACTTCTGTTCTGCCCGTACAGGCTCTTTCGCAATGACCGAAAACCTTGCCACCCTGGCGTTTGATCGCAGCGCGCGTCACGTCGACGTCGACGGCCGGCTGCATGTGGCCGCGTCGCATATCAGCAAGGCGACGGTAAACCCGTATTACGGGCGGGAAATTCCGGGCGCGGACGCTCTGGGTTTGGATCCGGCCCGGGTCTATCAGCTCTTGCGTCACCCGGACGAACTGGCCAAGGCCGCGCCGACGTTCAACAATTTGCCGCTGCTGTCCAAGCATGTCCCCGTGTCGGCGCTGGACGATGCCAGCCACATGCCGGACCTGGTAGTGGGTTCTACCGGAACCGACGCGGCGTTTAACGACCCGTATCTCGACAACTCCCTTGTGATCTGGGCCGGCCCCGCCGTTGCGGGCGTGGAAAGCAATCAAGTCCGCGAATTGTCGTGCGCGTATCGATATGTGGCGGACATGACCCCCGGCACATACAAGGGCTTGCATTACGATGGAATTATGCGAAACATCGTCGGTAATCACGTAGCTCTGGTCGAGGCGGGTCGAGCGGGGTCAGACGTCATCGTTGGTGACAGTCAAATCGAGGGACACATGGCTCTGACTTCCCGCACCGCGATCATGCTTTCCGGCGCGCTTACTGCGCTCGTCGCCCCGCGCCTCGCCGCCGGTATGGCGTTTGACGCCTCCCCGCTGGTGGCCAAGGTCACGCGGCGCAACTACGCGACGGCGACCAAGGACCTCGCTCCGCGCCTCCTTCGCACCGTGACGGCCAAACTGGCCGCCGACGAAGGTTTGGACGTCGACGACGTGATCAAGGTGATCGGCGCGGTCCAGGGCGCGCTTCCGGCCGATGAGCCGGATACGATTCCTGACGAGCCGCCTGCGGTCGACGACGACGGCGACGTTGTGTCGCGCATTTGCGCGCTCCTCGAAGGCAAGGTCGACGACGAAACGCTGGCCAGCATCCGCAGCATGTCTGCCGCGCCGGCCGCCGACGAATACGACGAAGGCCCGGCCATGCTCCCGGACAACGCGCCCGACAAGGACAAGCCCGCCATGGACGCCGCCGCGATTCGCGCCGGCGCGCTTTCCGAATTCAACGCCATCCGCCAAGCGGAGCGCGACGTGTTTCCGCATGTCGGCGAGGTGCTCGGCATGGACAGCGCCGCCGCCGTCTACCGCGTCGCGCTGGACGCGGCGAAGGTCGACTACACCGGCGTCACCGGCACGCCCGCTCTTCGCGCTCTGGTGAAGATGATTCCGACCCCGGGCACGATGGCGACCGACGCCGCGCCGCGACACGACGCGTCCGCCGGGGCGAAATTCCGCGAGCGGTTCCCGACTGCTCAAGCCCTCAAGCGCGCGTAAGGAATTCGACGCATGGCTACCAATTTTCAAGCCCAGGTCAACGTCACGCAGGCGCCGGCCGTTGCCGGTGACTTCGCCAGCGCCAACCCGCGCGCCGTCGCCCTGACGAACCCAAACGGTTTTGTGGCCGCTGCGGGCGGCTGCATCATCGGCCGGTTCGCCTGGACCGATCTTGCAACCGACACGGACGCGAGCAACGCCGGCACCGGCCTGCCGACCGGCTTCGTCGGCCGCTGGTCGAACATGGCGTACATCACCGCGTATCTGGGCGCGTCGACCCTGACGATCCCGGCCGGAATGGAAGTCACGCTGCACGAGCAGGGCGATTTCTGGGTGGTGAACTCGGGCACCGGCCCGGTTGTTCCCGGCCTGAAGGCGTACGCCGCGTACACCACGGGCCTGGTGACGTTCGCCGCGACCGGCACGCCGCCGTCCGCCGCCAGCGTCACCGCCGCCATCGCCGCGTCGACCCTTTCCGTGACCGCCAGCATCGCGGATACCGGCATCATGACCGTTACGGCGGTCGGCTCGGGAACCGTCGTTGTCGGCGCGACCCTATCCGGCACCGGCGTGACCACCGGCACCCGCGTTTCGGCCCAGCTCACGGGTACGGCCGGCGGCGTCGGCACCTACGAGGTCACGATCCCGCAAACGACCGCCAGCACGACCGTTTCCGGAACCTACGGCACCATGACCGTGTCGGCGGTCGGTTCGGGCGCTCTGGCAGTTGGTTCGGTTCTGGCCGGCGCGAACGTCACGGCGGGCTCTTTCATCACGGCGCTCGGCACCGGAACGGGTGGCACGGGGACGTACATCGTCTCGCCTACCCAAACCGCCGCTTCCGCCACCGTCACCGCCACCAGCGGCGTCGAAACGAAGTGGTACTCCGCTTCGTTCGCGCAGGCGGGTGAGCTCGTCAAAATGACTTCGCGTCAACCGGGGTAAGATCAGTCATGTCGCGCCAACGCATCGCCGAAATCGCCCACGCCGAACGCGAGTACGGAATCATCTTCCCGGGCCAGGTCGAATTCCTGCCGCCCGAATTCGCCCAGGATTGCAGCCTGGCCTTCGACGCGCAACCGTCGCTGGTCACGGTGAGCAACGGCGGCATCCCGGCGTATCTCGCCAACTACATGGACCCGGACCTGATCAAGATTCTCGTAAGCCCCGTCAAGGGCGCGGAAATCTTCGGCGAGGTCAAGAAAGGCGACTGGGTTACGAAAACCGCGACGTTCCCGATCGTTGAAAACACCGGCGAGACGTCGGCGTACGGCGACTACAACGACAACGGTTCCGTGGGCATCAACACGAACTTTCCCCAGCGCCAAAGCTTCCACTACCAGACCATTACCCAATGGGGCGAAAAGTGGCTGGAGGAAATGGGTCTGGCGAAGATCGGCGCGGCGGCCCAGCTCAACCTGGCCAGCGCGCAGGTGCTGAACAAGTTTCAGAACCTGACGTATTTCTTCGGCGTTTCCGGCCTACAGAATTACGGCATTCTGAACGACCCGAACCTCACGGCCTCGATTCAGCCCGGCGCGAAGGCGTACGGTTCGAACGCCCACGGCCCGTGGATCACCGCCGGCGTCGTGACCGCGACCGCGAACGAAGTCTATAGCGATATCCAGTCGCTGTTTCTGACGCTTGTTGCGCAGTCCGGCGGCTTGATCCAGATGGACACGCCCATGACGCTGGCCATGTCCCCGGGTAGCGAGGTTGCCCTTACCGCGACCAACTCGTTCAACGTGAACGTCGCGGATCTGATCGCCAAGAACTTCCCGAACATCACGGTGAAGACCGCCGTGGAATACGCCACGACCGCCGGCAATCTCGTGCAGATGTTCGCGAACAGCGTGGAGGGGCAGGACACGGGGTACTGCGCCTTTACCGAAAAGATGCGCGCGCACCCGATCGTGGTCGAGCTGTCCGCGTACAAGCAAAAGAAGTCGCAAGGGACCTGGGGCTTCATCAACCGCCAACCCTTCGCCATCGCGCAAATGCTGGGCGTCTAGTCTCCCGCCGGTTCGAGACGCCTACCGCATGGACCCCGTCACCGCTCACCCGGTGGCGGGGTTTTCGCGTTGCCGGGTTGCGCGCCGGGGTGTAGCGTTAGCGCAGACAAAACACCGCCCACCCAAGGAATCGGCATCATGAACACCGTCACCGTCGCCTGTAAGCTCCCCAACGGCCTCCAGGCCATGTGCATCAACGCAGCCGGCGAACGCGTTACCGTGACCTTCAACGGCTCGCGGCTCCCGCTGGACGAGGACGGCAACGTCATCCCCAAGCACGTTCTCGCGGGTCGCGGGAATGAAGCGTTCGGGCTGACGCAGGTCGACGCGGATTTCTGGGCGCAATGGGCCAAGGAAAACGCGACGTACATCCCGTTCGCCAAAGGAATGATTTTCAGCATGGCGGACGAAGCGTCGGCCGTGTCGTGCGCCAAGGAAATGGCGGGCGTGCGCACCGGCCTGGAGCCCGCGAGCCGCGACAAGAAAGACATGCCTCGCGGCGTGGAGCCGGTCTCCTAGCCGTGACCGTCGCCGTCTTCGATTACGCGACGTGGGCGCAACGATACCCGGCGGTGGCGCTCTATACGGACGCCCCGCTGGCTGCGGCGTTGTTTGCGGAGGCGAGTCTGTACTGCGACAACACGGACCTGTCGCCCATCGCGTGCGACCCCGTGACCTACCAGCCCCGGCTCATGTATCTGGGCATGGTAGTCGCGCATCTCGCCACCCTCGCGCGGCCGGAAGCGGCCGGCGGTAGCGGGCTCGTCGGCCGCGTCGCCAGCGCCACGCAGGGCAGCGTCAGCGTCACGGCCGACATGGGCGCGCAACCCCGATCAGCGGCCTGGTGGAACCAAACGCAGCCCGGCGCGAATTTCTGGGCATCGACGGCCCGGTATCGGACATTCCAGTATTCCCCGCGTCCGGCGACAACGCCGTTCTACCCCCTTCGTCGGCCTTGGTGACGCATGGCGACCATACGGGGCGGCGATCGGATGACGGCGTACTTGCGGGACCTGTCGCGTAAGGTATCGCGCGGCGCTGCCCTTAAGGTCGGGTTTCTGGAGGGCGCGACGTACGAGGACGGCACTCCGGTTGCTACGATTGCGGCAATTCAGAACTGGGGCGCTCCGTCACGCGGGATTCCGCCGCGACCGTTTTTCACAAACATGGTTCGGGACAAGTCGGACGGGTGGGGCCCCGCGCTTGGCCGCATCATGGAGGCAAACGATTTTGACGCCCGGCAATCGCTCGCGCTTATGGGTGAGGGCATCGCGGGGCAGCTCCGTCAATCGATTGTCGACACGAACAGCCCGCCGCTTGCCCAGAGTACGATTGATCGCAAGGGCTTCTCGAAGCCGCTTATCGATACGTCGCATATGCTGAACTCTATCGATTATGAGGTCTCCCCGTGAACCTCAACGCCATTGCATCGGCCGCCACCCGCGCGATCACGCCGGCGGTCGCTGGGCAGGTGTGGCTATCGACCGGGTACAGCACGGCGACGGATGGGACGCGCACGCCGACGTTCAATACGGAGTCGCAGGTTACGTTGGACATGCAGCCGTTGTCTGGGGGCGATATCCGACAACTGGACGGTTTGAATATCCAGGGCGTCCAGCGCGTTGCGTACGTTCGCGGCGATATTCAGGGCCTGGTCCGCGTGACCGGCAAGGGCGGCGACATGATCGTCATTCCGGCCTCGCCCGCCGCGCCGGCGTATGCGGTCGGCTCGTGGCTGGTGGTAACGGTCATGGAGACGTGGCCCGACTGGTGTAAGGTCGGCCTGACGTTGCAGGTAAACCCCCCGTCATGAGCTTCACGGTCGACATTACCGACGCTGAGATTTTCACCGCGCTTCGGGCGTTCATCCTTGGGGTGATCGGCGAAACCGTGAGCGTCGTGCGCGGCCAGGACAACCGGGTGGTCGAGCCCGCGGCGGCGGATTTTGTCGTGCTGACGCAAGGTGCGCGCACGCGGCTGGCCACCACCGTGGCTACGTATGACGTACTCGATCCGCTCCCTACGGACATGGCGTACGCCACCGCGACGGACGTTGCGATTCAAATTGACGTTCACGGCCCGAACAGCGCCGACAACGTGCAGGCCATCGTCACGCTGTTTCGGTCGACCTATGGCGCGACGGCGTTTCCAGACGATATCCGGCCAATGTATTGCGACCCCGCGCAACAGGTTCCGTTCCTGAACGCGGAAAATCAGTATGAAAACCGATGGGTCACGACGGCCCATATTCAGGTCACGCCCACCGTCTCGACACCGCAGGCGTTTGCCGGTAGTCTCGCCGTAGAAATCGCTCTCGCCGTTGACCTGGAGCCCGTTTAATGGCCGCCATCCCCGCAAACCAGATCGTCAACGTCAACCCCGGCGTCGTTGGGGCCGGGGGCACGGGCCTGGACCTTTCCGGCCTGCTGCTGACGAACAGCACGCAAGTCCCGATTGGGGCGGTGTTGTCGCTGGGGAGCACGGCGGCCGTGGTGGACTACTTCGGCGGCTCCAGCGTGGAGGCGGCCCAGGCGGCGGTCTATTTCGACGGGTTCGACGGCTCCAGCATCAAGCCCGGCGCGATGCTGTTCGCGCAATACCCGACAAACACCCGCGGCGTCGCGCCATGGCTTCGCAGCGCCGACGTGTCATCCATGACGCTGGCCGAGCTTCAGGCGGTCCCGAGCGGCACACTGACCGTGACCATCAACGGCGTCGCGAAAACGTCCGGCACGATCAACCTGTCCGCCGTGGCGAGCTTTTCGGCCGCCGCGACCGCCATTCAAACGGCGCTGGCCTCATTCGACGCCGTGACCACGGCCGCCATCGCGGCGACCACGACCCTGTCGACGACGGCGAGCATCACGGGGGACGTTCTCACGGTCGGCACGCTTGGAGCCGGTTCTGTCCAGATCGGCGCGATTCTGGCCGGCACCGGCGTCACCGCCGGTACGCAGGTCCTGAAGCAACTCACGGGCACGGCTAACGGGGTCGGCACCTACCAGGTCTCAATTTCGCAATCCGTGACCACCACCACGATTACGGGTTCCTACGGCACGATGACCGTATCGGCCGTCGCGTCCGGTGCGTTGGCGGTCGGCCAGGTTCTCAGCGGCTCGGGCGTCACCGCAGGCACCGTGATCACGGCGCTGGGGACCGGAACGGGTGGCACGGGGACGTATATCGTTAGCCCGTCGCAGACGGCGTCCAGCACGACCGTATCGGCCGGCCCGGCCATTGTGACGTACGACAGCGTTTCGGGCGGTTTTCTGATCACGGGGGGTACGCCGGGGACCGGAACGATTGGGTACGGCTCGGGCACGATCGCGACCGCCCTGAAATTCACACAGGCGCTCGGGGCGACCCTGTCGCAAGGTGCGCCGCAGGGCGTCCCCGCAACGAACATGACTGCTCTGGTGGCCCAGTCGCAGAACTGGGCGAGTTTCACCACGACGTTTGAACCATCGACGGCGGATAAGATCCTGTTCGCCGCCTGGACGAGCGGCCAGGATGATCGCTACCTGTACGCCATGTGGGACACGGACGTCACGGTGACGACGTCCAGCAACACCGCGAGCGCGGGGTATGCCATCGTGGCGGCCGGCTACAACGGCACCGCCATGATCTACTCGCCGACCGATCAATACCTTGGCGCGTTCCTGATGGGCGCGGTCGCGAGCATTGATTTCGAGCGACTGAACGACCGCGCGACGCTGGCGTTCAAATCGCAGGCCGGGCTTGTCGCCAGCGTGACCGACGCGACGATCGCCACCCAACTGATCGCCAACGGGTACAATTTCTACGGCGCGTACGGCACCGCGAACGATGAATTCGTGTTTTTCTACCCGGGCAGCGTCAGCGGCGAATGGCTTTGGATCGACAGCTACGTCAATCAAATCTGGCTGAACAGCGCGTTTCAACTCGCGCTCATGTCGCTGCTGACGTCCGTGCGTTCGATCCCATACAACGCGGCCGGGTACGCCATGATCGAAACGGCGTGCAGCGACGTGATCACGCAGGCGCTGTTGTTTGGGGCCATCCGTACCGGCGTGACCCTCTCGGCCGCGCAAATTGCGCAGGTCAACGCGGCGGCGGGCTTGGACATTTCCGACGTGCTCCAGACGCGCGGCTGGTATTTCCAGGTGCAGAACGCTTCCGCCCAGGTGCGCGCGGCCCGCGGCTCGCCGCCCTGCACGTTCTGGTATACCGACGGCCAATCGGTACAGGCGATCACTCTCAGCTCTCTGGAGATTCAATAGATGGCCTTGCGCCCACGCTCCATTACAGCGGCCGACGCCATCTACATGCTGGGCGTCACCGGCCTGTACAATTCGCCGCAGCTCTTGCAAGGGTACGCGGCGGACGCGGCCTTCGATACTGACAGCGTCCAGAACGCCCAGACGGTCATGGGCGTGGACGGCATCATGTCGGCGGGCTACGTCCCCGTGGAGCGGTCGCAGACGATCACGTTGCAGGCTGACAGCCCGAGCGTGGGGATCTTCGATCAATGGGCGCAAGCGAACGAAACCGGACGGACGGTGTATTTCGCCTTCGGCACGATCATCCTTCCGGCGACGCAGCGCAAGTATGCGCTCACTCGCGGCGTGCTGATGACTTACCCGCCCATGCCCGGCGTCGGGAAGACGCTAAAGCCCGTGAGCTACGGCATTACGTGGCAGAGCATCACGCCGGCTCCGTTCTAAGCCATGGCGCGCAAGAGCAAAGTTCTGACGATCGGCACGGCCGGCCGTGACCAAGGCAAGACGTTCGTAATCACGGAAATGTCGGCCCTGGCCGCAGAGAAGTGGAGCGCCCGCGCGTTCCTTGCCCTCGCCCGATCCGGCATGGATATCCCGTCGAATATCGAGGAGATGGGCATGGCGGGAATCGCGCTCGTCGGCGCTCGCGCGTTCGCCGGGTCGGAATACGAAGACCTGGAGCCGCTCCTCGATCAGATGCTCGGGTGTGTGCAGATCAAGCCGGACCCGGGCAATCCGGCGCTGACGCGACCGCTGATCGAAGACGACATAGAGGAAATCGCCACGTTGCTGGAGTTAAGGCGCGAGGTGATGGCGCTACACGTGGATTTTTCCGTAGTCGCCGCCTGGTGGAAAGCGAGGGCGGCGACCCTCCCCCAGCCGGACTTATCGAATACCCAAACCTCGGGTATCGACTCGGCACCGTGATTTCCAACCGCCTTGCGACGTTGGCGGAACTGGATACAGTGTACGGGCTAGAGGACGTTTACGATCTTCTGGAGGTCCTCCAGGTGGACGCTCATAATTCGCGGGTGATCAATGCCCACCGTTATTGATGAGCTGATCGTCACGCTCGGGCTGGACCCGTCGCAGTTCAAAAAGCAGGCCGACGAAGCGAACCGCCAACTGGAGCGCGAGAAAACCGCTGCTCTCAAAAGCGGAAAGCTGATTGAAGATCAAAGCCGCAAACAGCGTCAGGCGTTCAGCGCGGCAAAAACCGAGGCGATGGGTTTCTTGTCCGTGCTGGCCGGCGGCGCGGCCATGACGGCGTTCGTGGCGAACACGGCAAAAACTGACGCAGCGGTCGGCCGACTGTCGACAACGCTGGGGCTTGCAACTGAAAAAATCGCCAAGTGGCAGGGCGTCGTGCGCGGCGTCGGCGGTACGAACGAAGACGCGATTGGCGCGTTGCAGACCATAAACCAGCTCGGGGTCGATAGGGTCACGGGGCGGCTGGATCCGCAACGCGCGGGCTTGCTGGGCGTGCTCGGCATCGCGCCCTCGGCCCTAGGCGATCCGGACGCGTTCGGGCTTGCCGCCGCCGCCGCGTTTCAGCGGGGCGACCCGCGCATACAGGCCGACCGCATGCGCCGGCTAGGGTTTGGCGATCCGTACATCAATTCTCTCGTGGACGGCCCGGGTGCGCTCCAGACCCGCATGGACGCCGCACAGGTCAACGCGACGGTTTCGGCGCGGGACGCCGACGCGGCCAAGAATTTTGAACGCGCGTCCAGTCGCGTCACCAGCGCCGCACGAGACCGCGCCAGGCAAGCCACTACTCAGGCGCTGCCGTTGGCGACACGAGCTATGGACGCGGTTGCGGAATACCTGGAGCGGTCGCCGGAAAGCCTTGCGGATTACATCATGAGCGGCGGCCCGTTCGGAAACCGGTTCGTCGGGGCCGCGCCTACACCGGGCGCGGGGCAGCGCCCGACTATCGGCACCGGGCGCGCATCATTCGGCCGTGTTGTGGCCGATCTTATGGCCATGGGGTATACGCACGCCCAGGCCCGCGGGATGGCGGCCGGGATTTCCGCCGAAACGGCCGGCACGTTTTCGCCCAGCATCAAGAATCCGACGTCGACTGCGTACGGCCTTGGCCAATGGACAAGATCAAGCGGACGTCAGGCGCAATTCGAAAAGGTCATGGGGCGCAAGCTACAGGGCTCGACGTACGAGCAACAGATCGCGTTCATGCAATGGGAGCTCACAAACAGCGAACGGGCGGCCGGCAATTTGATTCGCGGCTCCAAGACCGAAGTGGAGGCGCTATCGAATTACGTCGGCGGCGTCGACTGGGGCTTCATGCGGCCGGGCACCCGGGGACGGGACGTCGACATGCGACATGGCCAAAGCGTGCTTCGAAACAACACCGTGAACATTGGGACCGTCGTTGTTAATACCCAGGCGACGGACGCCAAGGGCGTGGCGGCTGGCGTGCGTCAGGCGATCACGCAGGCGAACACGGGGATGAAATAATGCCTCTGATTCCCTTTCCGAACGTACCGAACGTCCCCGGCGTGCCGAACATCAAGCGCGCGGTTTCCGGCGTCGTCAACACGCTCACGGGGTCGCTCACGGGGTCGTTGGATCCGCTGTCCGGGGTGTTCTCCGGCAATATTGCCGGGTTCATCGCCCAGTCGTCTGGCCAAACCAGCGCCATGGTCGGCACGCTTCGCGGCGTCCTGGACGTGAACAACAATCTCAACGCGGCGCTTTCCGGCCTGTTGAGCGGTAACGTGCTCGGGTCGCTAACCGGAACGGTCGACCGCGCCACGGGGGTGATCCGGGCGAACCTTCTGGGCGTCGTCTCCCAGCTTGCGGGCTCGTTTGGCCGACCTGCGGCCATCAACGTCACGGCGGCCCCGCCGTTTCAGTGGGGCGTGTTCACGGCGGCGGGCACTCCGGTTCTTGTGGGGGATAGTGTCGCCGGGCTGGACTACAATCGTGAATTCAACGTCGCGACGTTCCCCGTGGAGCGCGGCACTTTCGAATCGTACAACAAAGTCGAAGTGCCTTTCCAGGTGCGCGTCGCGTTCATGAAGGGCGGCACTGTTGCAGAGAAAAACAGCTTTCTGTCGGCGTGCGAGCTCGCGCTGGCAAGCCTTGACCTGTACAACGTCGCGACGCCGGAATTCACCTACACGGAAATGAACGTGGTCGGCCTGTCCTATGATCGCACGGCGGCTAAGGGCGCGGGCCTGATGAGCGTGGAGGTGCGATTGCAGCGGATCCGCGCGTATGCCGCCACGGCGTTCACAAACACTAAATCGGCCAGCGGCGCGGCGGACGTCAACGCTGGCCCCGTGCAGCCCGCTACGCCCACGCCGCCCCAGAGCGTGGCGGTCACGGAATCGCGGTCGCGCGCGATTGGACTGTCGCCCCCATGACCCAGATCATTCCCCTCCTCGCCACGAATTCGCAGACGCTGTCGGTTCGGCTCGGGGGGCAACCGTGCCGAATTCACGTCTACCAGAAATCGACCGGGCTGTATCTCGACCTGTATGTGGCCGACGTGCTCACGCTGGGCGGCGTTGCTTGCCGCAACGGCGTCGGCATTGTTCGGGATGCGTATTTCGGGTTTGTTGGCGATTTGCTGTTCGCCGACACGCAGGGCAGTAGCGACCCAGAAGCGTCTGGGCTCGGAACCCGCTGGGTCCTGGCGTATGTGGACGGTCCCGCGTGACCTACGCGCGGCGGACAATCGACCTGGTGTTTAACCTCGGCTCGCAAACCGGCGGCGCGGACCAAATCACGCTTACGGGCCTCAAGGTCGCGGCCGATATCCAGCTTACGGGCGGCCCGTCATACGGCACCGCCAGCATTCGCGCGTTCGGCGTCCCCCTGTCCGTCATAAACCAACTGACGACGCTCGGCCAGCTCTACCCGGATATTCGTCAGAACACCGTGACCGTGATTGCCGGCGACGAACGCAACGGGAAAGCGGCGGTGTTCACGGGGCAGATTTCCGAGGCGTACGCGTCATTTGACGGTGCGCCCGATACGATGTTCACCGTCAACGCCTACCCCGCCTTGCTGGACGCCCTACGGCCGCTTGCGCCTACCAGCACCGCCACGGCGACCGACGCGGCCACGATCATGTCCGGGCTGGCGTCGCAAATGAACTACCTGTTCGAAAACAATGGCGTCAAGGCTACGCTTCCGCCGTCCTATTTCCCCGGCACCGGGCGGCAACAGGCCGAAGCCATCGCCCGCGCGGGCAACTTTGATCTGGTATTCGACGATCAGGCCCTGGACGGAAAAACGCTCGTCATCCTACCCCGTAACGGCGTGCGTGGCGGGGGCGTCGTGCCGAGAATTGCGGCGGACACCGGCATGGTCGGGTATCCGGCCTATGTGCAGAACGCGATGATCGTGACCAGCCTGTATAACCCAAACGTGCGTTTTAATGGCGAGATCGAAGTTCAGTCGTCGATTCCCGCCGCCAGCGGCCGGTTCAAGGTCTATGAGCTGAGTCATTCGCTGTCCAGCGAGACGAACGGCGGCCCGTGGTTTACCCGAATGCAGTGCATTACGTACGGCCGTGAGGCCCCGAAATGAGCGAGCAATTCCACGGCTTTCAACAGCCTAGCAGCGGCTCAAGCGAGCACAACGCGACGGACTTCATTGTCCGCATGATCCTAGGCCAGCTTGCGACCGCCACCGTCGTGCGCGTGGAGGCAGTCGACACGGCCGCCGGAACTGTCGACGTGCTCCCGCTCGTAAAGCAGGTCAACGGCATCGGCGACGCCTATGATCACGGGGTCATATACGGATTGCCGTATGTGCGGATCCAAGGCGGCGTGAACGCGATCATTCTGGATCCGGCCGCCGGCGACCTGGGGCTAGCCGTGTTTGCCAACCGCGACATTTCCGCCGTGAAAGCAAATCGAGCGCCCAGCCCCCCAGGCAGCGCCCGCGTGATGGATTGGGCGGACGGGGTGTACGTCGGCGGCATCCTGAACGCCGCGCCGACGCAGTACGTCGAATTGACAACCGCCGGCGTCCGGGTCTTGTCGCCTACGAAAATCACGCTGGAAGCCCCCGTGATCGAATGCCTCGGGGCGCTTACGGGTTCGTCGACGGGCACGTTCACCGGTGACGTTGTCGCGGCCGGCAAGTCCGTCTCGACGCACACCCACGGCGGCGTTACCATCGGCTCCGGAACGACGGGGACGCCGACGTGAATACGCTGCTACTGGATCAATCGGCTTGGGACCTGGTGCTCGACGCATCGGGCAACATCGCATTGGCGACCGAGCCGTACGCCGTGGCCCAGGACGTCGCCAGCGCGATCCGCCTGTTCTCGGGCGAGCTCTGGTATGACACGGCGGTAGGCGTGACCTACTTCCAACAAATTCTGGGGCTTTTTCCGCCGCCGTCTCTTATCCAGGAGCGGATGATTCAGGCCGCCCTCACGGTTCCCGGCGTCACCGGGGCGGCGTGCGACCTGTTCCCGATTGATCATCGAACCCTCGCCGGGCAGGTGCTTGTGCGCTACCTTGACGGCGCAGCGAATTCGACGATCAATTTTGTTGGAAACGTCAACGGCGTGACGACGTCCGTAGGAGCCGTGTAATGCCCACCAGCGTCCCGTCGCCTACGTTCGGCCCTAACGGCTTCACCGCCCCTAGCGAATCCGCTATTCTGGCCGGCGTTCAGACGGATATGAACACCGCGTTCGGCGGCGGCCTCAACCCGGCGCTGGAGACGCCCCAGGGCCAGCTTGCGTCCAGCCTCGCCGCGATCATCGGCAACAAAAACGATCAGTTTCTGGAGTACGTGAACGGCGTTGATCCGGCGTTCGCCGCCGGCCGTATGCAGGACGCCATCGGCCGCATCTATTTCATCGAACGCAATCCGGCGACGTCGACACTCGTGAACTGCACATGTAGCGGCGCGGCCGGTACGGTAATCCCCGCCGGGTCGTTGGCGACGGCGACGGACGGCCAGCTCTACACCAGCACGTCGGCCGCCACAATCGGACTGGGGGGCACCGTCACCGTGCCGTTTGCGGCCAGCGTGACCGGGCCGATCGCTTGCCCTGCGGCGAGCGTCACGACGATATACCGCGCCGTGCCCGGGTGGGACAGCATCACGAACCCCACTGCGGGCGTGCCCGGCGTCAACGTCGAAAGCCGGGCCGATTTCGAAGCGCGACGCCAGGCGTCTGTCGCGCTGAACGCCCGGAACACGCTGGCCGCCATCCGCGGCGCGGTGCTCAATGTGCCCGACGTGACCGACGCCTATGTCACGGACAACAGCACGGCCTCCCCCGTGACCGTTCAAGGCGTGACCATCCCCGCATATGCGCTGTACGTGTGTGCGTTTGGCGGCGTCGGCCAGGACGTCGCGCACGCCGTGTGGAGCAAGAAGCCGCCGGGCATTCCCTACGTCACCAGCGGCGCGACCGCCTACACGGTCACGGATGATTCCACCGGATACGTCCTGCCCTATCCGACCTACACCGTGTATGTGACCACCCCGGCTGCGTTGCGGATCTTGTTCGCCGTGCAGATTACTGACAGCGTCAATGTCCCTGCGGACGCCGCCGCGCAAATCCAGACGGCGATTGTCGCGGCGTTCGCCGGAGGCGACGGCGGGGCGCGAGCTCGCATCGGCGGGACTGTGTACGCGAGCCGGTATTACGCCGCAATCGCGGCGCTGGGCGAATGGGCGCGCGAAATCATTTCCATCAAAATCGGGTCGGCGAACGCCCCGAGCGCGACGTTTACGGCGTCGATAGCCGGCGCGACCATGACCGTGTCCGCCGTCGCCTCGGGGACGCTTGCGGTCGGCCAGACGGTTGTTGGCGGCGCGGTGGCGGTCGGCACCGTGATCACGGCGCTGGGGACCGGAACGGGTGGCACGGGGACGTACACAGTGGGCATTTCGCAGACGGTCGGGAGCACGGCCGGCTTGGTCGGCGTCACGCCCGCGCTGGACCTGCTGACGCCCAACATAAACCAGGTGCCGTCCATCACCGCCGCCGACATAGCCGTGACGCTCGTGTGATGCTGAACGCCCGGGCCACCATCATATCGCAGTACGCGGCCAGCCCGACGCTCGTGCAGCTCGTGGAGGATATGGACGCCTACGTGGACCCGGCCGTCGATTTCGACGCGTTTTATGACTACGTGTGGAACGTCGCTACGGCGGTCGGCTGGGGTCTCGACGTCTGGGGGCGCATCGTCGGCGTCGGCCGCGTTGTGCAGATTCCGACCGGCGATCCGTTGTTCGGGTTTACGGAGGGTGCGGGCGAGCCGTTCGGCCAGGGCACATTTTTTTCGGGCACCGGGGGGACGGATAATTAC